AATAAGTTTAGACCAAAGTGAATTTAAAAATACTAGTGAATCTTTTGTGGTAACAGAAATGATGGCACAATCAGCAAATGACAATAGTATTATGACTCAAGGACTAAGTCTTTTTAATGTTTATAAATCACGTTCTTATACTTGTAAAATATCCGCTATGGGTAATGTTTGCATACAACCAACAATGTATTTTACATTAAGGAATGTTCCTATGTTTAATGGACCTTATTTAATTTTAGATGTTGAACATACTATTCAACCTAATACAATGACTACCACTTTTACTGGAGTTAGAGTTCCTTTCCATAAACTTCCAGATATTGAAAATATAGTAGCTAAACTTAATAAAAAATTAATAAGTAAAGTTCGTCAAAAACAAGAATCAGATAATAATGTAGCTGAAGAAGGTGGATTTAATGTAGAAGGTAGAACGGAATATGAAAACGTAAAAAATAATAAAGTATATTTTCCTGGTAATTCAAAAACTAGAGAATATGTGGTTATCCACGTTACTGGTGGAATAAATTATGGTTCAGACCCTGTTGGTAATATAAATTCCCAACACCTAAATAGAGGTTGGGCAGGAATCGGATACCATTACTTAATTTCTAGAGGAGCTGCTGGGGGAGACAATGAACCAGATGGTACTTTATATGGAGCTAGACCTGAAAATAAAGACGGTGCACATGTCCAAGGACACAATCAAGAGTCTATATCTGTTTCTATGATTGCGGATTGTCAAAAAATTGGTTCTTATGATAGTAGTGGGGACTACGCGACTCCAGCACAAAAAAATACATTAGAATGGACAGTACTTTATTTACTATTTGGTACCCAGATATTCGAATTAGAACCAAATCTACAATTTTCACAACAAAATTATGACGATATACCTGCTCATGAAAATATGAGATTAAGGATAAATCCGATTGATGTGACTGTGAACGACCCTAAGGTTACTAATAACAAAGAAAAAGGTGTTACTGTTAGTATGTGGAGACAAGTTGTTAAAGGACATAACGACTTCTCAAATAAAAGATGTCCATGTTTTAGAAGTCAAGAAGCTTTAAGTGGTACTTTAGGTAATAACCTAAGAAAAAAATTAGCACAAATATTTAACGAAATAGAAAATAGTGGTTTAGTAGGAATAGCAAATATGAATCAAGTTATATTGAATAATATATTAGTTAATAGAGGTTTTAAAGTTATACCTAGTCCATACAGTGAGGATTTACTATCTTCAGGAGTTTCAACATCTCCAGTAAATCCTAACAATACCCAAATAGTTACTCCACCTAACAATGATATTGTGGGAGACCCTGGTGCTGTTGGAGACGATATCGTCTAGACGATTACGCTTAGTTAGTTTTTTAATTAAGTCATTTCTTTAATATCTAACTATTTATATATAAAAGAAATATATCATGAAAAATATAGAAAAAAACTTAGACAACTTTTTAGGTAACAAAAACATAAACAAAAATGTTAAGGTTGAAGAAGATGGGTTTGAGGAAGTGTGTGATAGAGAAACTGGAGAGTGTAAAACAATTAAAACTAAAGATGGTTTAATTGAAAGAGTTAATAAAAAAGTTATTACTGAAGACGGTAGAAGTCTATTAATGGGTTAAAAATCCAAATAAAATGAGAAAAAAAGAATTATTAGCAAATATCTTATCAGAAGAATTAAAAAGATTTAATCAAATTGGAAATTACGTTAACGGATTAAATGAACAATTTGTTGGTTTGAGTACTACTAATATGTCTTTAATGGAACAAGACCCACCAGAAGATGAGTTAGAAGACCCAACAGGTGACGATGAAGGTGGAGATGACCCTAACGCTGCGGCACTAACAGATTTAGAAGGTGGTGATGATTTAAACACTACAGATAGTGTAGAAGGAGACGATACTTTAGGGGGAGAAGAAGATTTGGGTATTGAAACAGAAACTACAGACAACACTGAAGAGTTGGACGTTACTGATATAGTTAACATGACTAAAGAAACTGGTGAAAAAACCAATGAATTAGAAACTACAATATCAAAACAAAGTGAAAATTTAAATTCTTTGATTGACAAATTAGATGATTTAGAGTCTAAATTAGATAGTATGGATAAAATTATTTCAGCTGTAGATAATTTAGAAGATAAATTTGAAAAATATAGACCACAAACTCCTGTAGAAAAATTAGAACTAAGGTATTTAGATAGTGGTCCTTTTAATCAATCACCAAAAGCTTATTGGGAAGAAAAAGGGGAAAAATTAAAAAAACAAAAAGATAAACACGAGTATGTGTTGAACGGAGAAGAAGTAAGTGATTATAACGAAGGGGATATAAAAAATAGTTGGGTATATAGCCCTGATGAGGAATAAAATTATTTATACATTATTGAATAAATTTAAGGGGAGGTCATTGACTTCCCCTTTTTTATGTGTTATATTTTCACATATAAACATTTTAATTAATTAAAAAAAAGAAATAAAAATGAGTAGTTTAGACGCAGTTTTAAAACAGTATGAACAAGGACAAGTTCAAAACAATAGTCCAAAAAACAACATTAGTCGTGAAGACAGACTTAAAAAGTATTTTGCTACTTACCTACCTAAAGGTGAAACTGAAGGTGAAGCTAATATTAGAATTTTACCTACATCAGATGGGAGCTCACCTTTTAAGGAAGTATTCTTCCATGAAGTACAAGTTGATGGTAAGTGGGTTAAATTAATGGACCCAGGTAAAAACGGAGATGGTTCACCTACAGGTGAAAGAAGTCCATTAAATGAAGTGGAAGAAGCACTTAAATTAACTGGTAATCAAAAAGATAAAGAAATCGCTAGACAATATCGTTCTAAGAAATTCTATATTGTTAAAGTAATTGACCGTGACGCTGAAGATGAAGGTGTTAAGTTTTGGAGATTCAAGTGGAACTATAAAGGTGACGGAGTAATGGATAAAATCATTCCTATCTTCCAAAAAAGAGGAGATGTTACTGACTCTAAAGAAGGTAGAGATTTGACACTTATGTTAAAGTCAGTCCCACTTCCAAACGGAAAAGGTAACTACACAGTAGTCTCTATGGTTCTCGCAGAAGACCCGTCTCCACTTTCTACAGATGAAGCTAAAGTAAAAGAATGGTTAGGAAATACTGAAACATACAAAGACGTATATTCACAAAAACCAGTAGAATATTTGGAAGCTATCGCAAGAGGTGAAACACCTGTTTGGGATTCAGACCTTAAAAAATATGTTTATGGTGACAGTGAAAGTAGTATAGAAATGGGAAATACTAATCCTACACCATCTAATAATGTACCAGAAGACCCACAAGCTGGACAAGAAAGTGATTCAGATTTACCATTCTAATAAAATAGAAAAATGGCAATAAAGAAAAAAAGTTTTAAAGATATAAAAAGTAAGTTCTCTAAAAAAGCTTCCTTCAAACCAGATAGATTTTTTGATTTGGGGGAAGCGTTTTTAGACGCTACAGGATTACCTGGACCTTCAATGGGCCACATTAATATGTTTTTAGGTCATAGTGATACTGGTAAAACTACCGCTTTAGTAAAAACAGCTGTAGACGCACAAAAGAAAGGTATTCTTCCCGTTTTCATTATAACAGAACAGAAATGGGATTTTGACCACGCTAAACTTATGGGTTTAGATTGTGAAATTAATAGTGAGGGAGAATGGGACGGATTCTTCTTATTTAACAATGGATTTCAATACATAGAACAAATTACTGATTATATTAATGAATTATTAGATGCACAAGAAAAAGGTGAACTAGAATATGATTTAGTATTTTTATGGGATTCTGTGGGTTCCGTTCCTTGTAAAATGACTTTTGATGGTAAAGGAGGTAAACAACATAACGCTAGTGTATTATCCGATAAGATAGGTATGGGAATTAACCAAAGAATTACTGGTTCTAGAAATACTAACTCTAAATATTTGAATACATTAGTTACAGTTAACCAACCTTGGGTAGAATTACCAGATAACCCTTTTTCACAACCTAAAATTAAAGCTAAAGGCGGTGAGTCTTTATGGTTAAATTCCACAATAGTGTTTTTATTTGGTAATCAAAAGAATGCTGGTACCTCTAAAATAACAGCAACTAAAGATAAAAGAAAAGTGAAATTTGCTACACGTACTAAAATTTCAATTATGAAAAACCATGTTAATGGTTTGGGGTACGAAGATGGTAAAATACTAGTTACACCACATGGTTTTTTAAAAGGTAAAGACGCTAGTGAAGAAAAAAAATCAATAGAAGGGTACAAATCAGAAAACTCTGACTATTGGAAAACTATAATTGGTTCCGATGGGGACTATAATTTAGCAGTTGAAGAAACTGGAGAAATATTTTAAATTAAAAAAATGGCAAAAGTAGAAAAAGGTAGTAAAATTAAGGTACATTATACTGGTACTTTAAATGATGGTAAGACGTTTGACAGTTCTTATGATAGAGGACAAGTGTTGGAATTCGAAGTGGGTTCTGGTCAAATGATAAAAGGATTTGATGATGGTGTTATAGGTATGGAAGTAGGTGAAACTAAAGACCTACATTTAAAACCAGAAGAAGCTTATGGTTTAAGAAAAGAAGAAGCTCAAACTGAAGTACTAAAAGAAGCTCTTCCACCCGATTTTAATCCAGAAATTGGTGAAACAGTCCAAGGACAAACAATGGATGGAAGACCAATTTTAGCTAAAGTTAAAGAATTACAAAAAGATAAAGTAATTTTAGATTTAAATCACCCACTAGCTGGGGAAGAACTTAACTTTAAAGTTGAGTTAATGGAAATAGAAAAATAGTGTTTAACCCTTTAATAAAACAACATGTTAAAGACATTAATTGTCGATGGCAATAGCGTACTACAAACAGGATTTCATGGTGTAAAAGATTTTTACCATAATGACAAACATTTTGGAGCCATATTTTATTTTCTTAATACTATTAAGAAACATTTAGAAAAATATGACTATGATAAAGTGGTAGTATTCTGGGACGGTAAAAATAATCACAAATCCAGAAGGGAGTTATACTCAGAGTATAAAAACAACAGAAAAAAGAAACTAGATAAGGAAAAAGTTGATGACATGTTTCGTCAAAAAAATAGAATTTCCCAATACCTAGAAGAATTTTTTATTAGACAAGCTGGTTTTGAAAACTGTGAAGCAGATGACTGTATAGCTTATTATACTCAAAAGACTAACGAAAAATCAACTATACTTACAAACGATAAAGACCTATTACAACTTATTAATAAAAAAACAAGAGTTTATTTATTGAGAGATGATAGTTTATTAACACACAAAGACAAAATAAAATGGGGTAAAGTCCCATTGAATCTTCCTATACCCAACATTCTTCTAATAAAAATATTACTCGGTGACCGCAGTGATAACATCAAAGGGGTATTATATTTTGGGGAAAAATCTATCCTCAACCATTTTCCAGAAATACAAGAAAAAGAATTAACTTTAGAAAATATACTTCATAAAACTAAAACAATTTTAGATAGTGGAAGTAAAGATAGAGGTCTAAAGAACTTAAACGAAGGTATTTGTGGGGATGGTAGAAAAGGGGAAGATTTTTTTAATATAAATAGGAGACTTATTGATTTAAAAAATGTATTTTTAACAGAAGAAGCTAAAACAGAAATACTTTCTTTAATAAAAGAACCTTTAGACCCTGAAGGGAGAGAAAATATAAATGTTTTAGAAATGATGAAAGAAGACGGATTGTTTACCGTATTACCTAAACATAATGATGAGTGGACTAATTTCTTTAAACCACTAATCAAATTAAAAAAAAGAGAAATAACATATTACAATAAAAAACAAATTTAAAATGGAGGAAAGAAAAATAACCAAACTAGAATTTTTATTATCGTTAGAAGACCATATTGTGTGTCAAAGATTTTTTAATGTTAAAGGGTTTAAACCTAGTAATTTAAGGTCACTAGATTTATACGAGTTGATAGAAGAAATCCAATCAGATGTACAACAAAGTTTGAAAATGAAAGCTATGGACTATCTAATGGATAATTACAACGGATATACACACACTGTCAATTTGTCAGAACAAGATAGAAACCCACAAGTGAAAGAGAACTTTAATATTTATTTAAAAATGAATAATGAGGTAGTAATGCATCGAATTTTCCCTGCTTGGATATACCCAGCGAAGGTTAGATACACTGTTGACATTAGACCTTTTATCCCGTTATTTTTGAGAAACTTGGGTGACGTTTTGTCAGCACAAAAAGTTAGAAGAAAATATCTAGAAACGACACTTTAATACTATTTATAAATTACCCAAAGATTATGACTATGAAGGAAAGTAAAAGTTTCGGGTACCTAGGGCATACATTTCAAATTAAACTAATAAATCAGTTAATAACTGATAAAAAGTTTGCGAATTCTATTCTAGAAGTTATAGACCCAAAGTATTTCGACAATCAATATTTTAAATTAATTTCACAAATGGTGAAAGAGTATTTTGAACAATACAACACCATCCCTACGTTTGACGTGCTAGACCAGATTACACGATTAGAAGTGTCTTCTGAAATGGCTAAACAAACGGTTTTTGATATGTTGAAAGATATAAAAGAATGTACCTTAGAAGACCATTTATTTGTCCAAGAAAAAGCTCTTAAATTTTGTAAACAACAAGAACTTAAAAAAGCTATTAGTAAAGTCAGTAAAATATTAGAAAAAGGTGATTTCGAATCTTATGATAGATGTGAAGGTTATATAAGGGACGCTATACAAGTAGGTCAAACCGACGATACTTCTATGGATGTTTTTGAAGAATTAGAGGAAGCTTTGGTAGATGACTTTAGAGACCCAATTCCTTTAGGGATAACAGGTATAGATAATGTTTTAGATGGTGGATTAGCTAAAGGTGAAATAGGTGTATTTCTAGCCCCTACTGGTGTTGGGAAAACAACAGTATTAACTAAAATTGCTAACACAGCTTATAATATGGGTTTCAGTGTATTACAAATATTTTTTGAAGATAACCCTAAAGTAATTCAAAGAAAACATATTACTTGTTGGTCTAAGATACCAGCACAAGAACAATCTACGCGTAAGGAAGAAGTTTTAGAAAAAATTAAACCTTACAGACAAGGTAGAGGTAAGTTATTATTAGAAAAATTACCTTCAGATAGAATAACTATTTCCGCCATTAAAAATAGAATTAGAAAATTAATAGCTGATGGTAATAAGTTTGATATGATTGTGGTAGATTATATTGATTGTATTTTACCTGACAAACATTTTAGTGAAGTGTGGCAAGGAGAAGGTCTAGTTATGAGACAATTTGAAAGTATGTGTACTGAATTAGATGTAGCTGGTTGGACAGCAGCACAAGGAAATAGAACTTCTATTAGTTCAGAAGTAGTAACTACTGATATGATGGGTGGTTCTATTAAAAAAGCACAGGTAGGTCACGTTATAATTACGGTCGCTAAAACATTACAACAAAAAGAAATGGGTCTTGCTACTATCGCAATTACTAAATCTAGAGTTGGTAAAGACGGGATAGTTTTTGAAAATTGTAAATTTGATAACGCTACTTTAGAAATCGACACAGAACAGTCCCAAACCCTCCTAGGTTTAGAACAAGAAAGAGAACAAAGAAACGCAGAAAGAGTAAGACGAGCGTTGGAAAGAAGAAACCAACAAATAAATCAACAATAAATTATACGATATGAAAGACAATAAAAATTTATTTAAAGAAAGAATAGCATATAAACCATTTGAGTATCCGGAATATTATACTGAAGGATGGTTAAAACAAGCTCAAGCATTTTGGTTACATACAGAGATTTCAATGCAAGGAGATGTTAAAGATTGGAAAGAAAATCTAAACGATTCAGAAAAAAACTTAGTAGGTAATATCCTTTTAGGGTTTGCTCAAACTGAATGTGCAGTATCTGACTATTGGACCAATATGGTAACTAATTGGTTTCCTAAACATGAGATTAGACAAATGGCAATGATGTTCGGTAGTCAAGAAACTATTCACGCTGTTGCATATTCTTATTTGAATGAAACGTTAGGTCTTGAAGATTTTGAAGCGTTTTTACACGAAGAAGCTATTTCCAATAAGTTTGAAGTTTTAATGAATACTAGTGCTGACTACACACACAAAGATTTACAAGATTATGTGTTGGCTAGAAAAGAAGTAGCTAGAAGTTTAGCCATTTTTTCTGCTTTTGCTGAAGGTGTTTCACTTTACAGCTCTTTCGCTGTTCTATATAGTTTCCAATTGAGAAACCTTCTTAAAGGAATTGGCCAACAAATGAAATGGTCAGTAAGAGATGAGTCATTACATAGCAGAATGGGTTGTAGATTATTTAACCACATGTGTGAGGAATATCCTGAACTAAGAGAAGATAGTAAGAAGGACATTTACTCAGCAGCTAAACTTATTGTAGAATTAGAAGAAAAATTTATTGATAAGATGTTTGAAATGGGTGATTTAGAAAACCTAAAAGCAGATGACTTAAAAGAATTTATTAAACAAAGAACAAACGATAAATTAAAAGAATTGGGTTACGAAGAAATATTTATCGTTAATCAAGAAAAATCCAGTAATTTGGATTGGTTTTACCACTTAACAGGTGGAGTAACCCACACAGACTTTTTTGCAATCAGACCTACTGATTATAGTAAAGCTGGTGAAGATGATGATTGGGACGAAGATGCCCTATTTTAACTAAAAAAAATTGATATAGAATATGAAAAATTACGCAGAACATTTGGGCTGGGAAGTAGACGTGGACTTCCCTAGTTGGGCTAACACACACGTTTATATACAAACAATTTCTAACGGTTATTTACTTCCTGGTGAGAAACCTAAAGATGCATATTGGAGAGTTTGTACTACAGTGGCAAAAAGATTAGGTAAACCACAACTAGCGACCAAATTCTTTGATTATATTTGGAAAGGATGGCTTTGTTTAGCAAGTCCAGTATTAAGTAACACTGGAACAGAAAGAGGACTTCCTATTAGTTGTTTTGGTATTGATGTTGCAGACTCAATTCAAGACATTGGAGGAAAAAATTTGGAAATGATGTTATTAGCAAAACATGGTGGTGGTGTTGGTATTGGAATAAATCAAATTAGAGCTGCGGGAAGTCCTATAACAGATAATGGAACATCTGATGGTGTTGTACCATTTTGTAAAATATATGACTCAACTATATTAGCGACCAATCAAGGAGCGGTAAGAAGAGGTGCTGCTTCAGTTAATTTGAATATCGAACACGATGATTTTATGGATTGGTTAGAAATACGAGAACCTAAAGGTGATGTGAATAGACAATCATTAAATCTACACCAATGTGCTGTTGTTGGTGATAAATTCATGAGAAAACTAGAAGCTGGAGATAAAGAGTCTAGAAAAAAATGGGCATCATTACTTAAAAAACGTAGACAAACTGGTGAACCTTATATCATGTATCGAGGTAATGTTAACAAAACTAACCCAGAATCTTACAAAAAAAATGGTCTAAAAGTTTATATGACTAATATCTGTTCAGAAATTGTTTTACATACGGACGAGAATCATTCTTTTGTCTGTTGTTTAAGTTCTCTTAATCTTGCGAGATACGATGAATGGAAAGATACTGATTTAATTTATACAGCTACTTGGTTTTTAGATGGTGTGTTAGAAGAATTTTTACAAAAAGCTAAATATAGAAAAGGTTTTGAAAACGCGGTTAGAAGTGCAGAAAAAGGTAGAGCGTTAGGTTTAGGAGTTTTAGGTTGGCATACATTTTTACAACAACGAGGAATTCCATTTGAAGGTTTACCTGCACAATTTGAAACACGTAGAATTTTTGGACAAATTAAAACAGAATCAGAACAAGCTTCTAGAGATTTAGCTACTGAGTATGGTGAACCATTATGGTGTGTAGGTAGTGGTTTTAGAAATACACACTTAAGAGCCGTAGCACCAACCGTGTCTAATTCAAAACTAGCTGGAGGTGTTTCTAGTGGAATTGAACCTATCCCAGCAAATGTATATACTGACCAAAGTGCTAAAGGAACATTTATCAGGAAAAACAAAGAGTTAGAAAAAGTATTTAGAAAAATAGGTATAAACAATAAAGAAACTTGGGATAAAATTCTTGCAGATGGTGGAAGCGTACAAGATATTAAAGAACTAGATAACTGGGGTTATATAAATGGTAAAGTGACCCACATCGAAGAAAAACAAAATACTCATAGTGATTTTGTACCTGTTAAAGAAGTTTTCAAAACATTCAAAGAAGTAAACCAATTAGAGTTAGTAAGACAGGCTGGAATAAGACAACAATATATTGACCAAGCTGTATCACTAAATTTAGCTTTCCCTAAAGAGGCTACACCTAAGTGGATAAATCAAGTACACCTTGAAGCTTGGAAAACTGGTGTAAAAACATTGTATTATGTAAGAACAGAAAGTGTTTTAAGGGGTGATATTGCCGCTAAAGCCATGGAAGAGTGTGTTAGTTGTGAAGGTTAGTATTTATTAGATATGTGTTTAAAATTTGAAAAAGAAGATTTCTATTTGGACGATAATGGTAAAATGGTACTTACCGAATTATACCATATAAAAAAAGGTTCGTGTTGTGGGGGCAAGTGTAAACATTGCCCCTATTGGCCAGCCTATCAAAAAGCTAATACAATTTTAAGAGAAGATGTACAAACTAGACCTACACGGTTACAAGATAGATAAAACTACAGATGTTATAGATTCATTTATTTATGAACATATACAATTTGGAAGTAAACAACTAGAAATTATAACTGGAGACAGTAAAGTTGTTAAGTCTGTTGTTAAAGAAGTAGTAGAAAACTACGGATTAGATTGTAAACCTCATGTTTATAACCCTAATGTACTTACAATTACATTATAGATTTTAAGTTTAAAGTATTTATAAATAAAAAACAATGCCAACTTCTTCAACATACGGAATAGATTTTCCTTTTCAGGATAGTAGGGATGGTTACTATTTGCAGCTAACCCCAACAACTGAAGATGAAATAAAAGCTAATTTAATCCATTTATTGTTGACTAGAAAAGGGAGTAGGTATTTTTTACCTGATTTTGGTACTACTCTTTATGAGTATATTTTCGAACCACTAGATAACATTACTTTTGATTCCATCCAATCTGAAATTAGAGAACAGGTGGGTAAATATATCCCTAATCTAAGAATAGATAATATTAAAATAGAACCAGCTTTAGAAGCAGAAGAATTACCTGGAACTATTGTTACAGATAATGACCCTAGAGTATATAGAGTCGCTGGACAAGGTACGAAAGAACATACCGCAAAGGTAACACTAGAATTCACTATAACTAATGAAGCTTTTGAAACTAAAGATTTTGTAACAATAAACTTATAATATGGCTAATAATAAAATATCTTATACGGAAAGGGATTTTGTAGGAATAAGAAACGAACTGTTAACCTACGTACAAGACCAATATCCAGATTTAATACAGAACGCAAATGACGCTTCTATTTTTTCAGTGTTTTTAGATTTGAACGCTGCGGTAGCGGATAACCTCCATTATCATATTGATAGGTCATTACAAGAAACTGTATTACAATACGCTAATCAAAGGTCTTCATTGTACAACATAGCTAGAACTTATGGATTAAAATTACCAGGTAATAGGCCATCAGTTTCTGTGTGTGATTTTTCAATAACAGTTCCAGTTTTACAAACTTCTGGCGGTGGAGATAAAGAAGATTTTAGATATCTTGGAACATTAAGGAGAGGGTCACAGGTAGTAGGTGCAGGACAAGTATTTGAAAATGTACACGATGTAGATTTTTCCTTACCTTTTGATTCTACAGGTTTCCCTAATAGAACAAAAGTACCTAATTTTGACGCTAATGGCAATATTGTAAGTTACACAATCACCAAAAGAGAGGTGGTTGTAAACGGTATCACTAAAGTATTTAAGAAGGTTATTACCGACGTTAATGTATCACCGTTTCTAAAAATATTTTTACCAGAAAAAAATGTTTTAGGTGTTACAGGAGTCATACAAAAAGACGGTACTAATATACAAGCGATACCAAAAGCTACCGAATTTATAACTTCTGATAATAAATGGTATGAAGTGGATGCTTTAGCACAAGACAAAGTTTTTATTGTGGACACAACCAAACCATCGGATTTACCTGGTGTAAAAGTAGGTAAATGGGAAACTGTTAATCAGAGGTTTATTACTGAGTATACCCCAGAAGGATTTTTCTACCTAACATTAGGGGGTGGTACTAGTAGTGGTCAGGATAGTTTAGATGACTTTACCCAACAAGGTTTAGCTATGGACCTAAGTAAATACATGAATAATTTATCTTTAGGTAGTACACCTAAAAGTAATACCACTTTATTCATTCAATACAGAGTTGGTGGAGGTAAAAGTACTAATGTGGGACCTAACAGTATAACTAATTTAGGTACTATAGACTTTGTTATAAATGGACCTAATTCAAACATTAACCAATCAGTACAAAATTCTTTACAAGTAAATAATGTTACAGCAGCTGTAGGGGGAGCCAACCAACCCTCAGTTGAAG